ATCTCTGTTGCCATCAATCTCAAATGCAATAGTATTATCAATGTTAAATTGTATTGCGTCATCGTGAAAGAGAGCCATTGTATCTTGCCCAGAATCTAAAAAGACAATTTGATCTGCGCTCCCTGATTGATGGTACACAACATTATCTGTATTTCTTAACGCAAGACTTGGGACACCTGCCCCGGGAAGTGCAACTGCTGTAAGTATTATGTCATTTACTGTGGCACTACCGTTTGCAGCAAACCCACCGTTAAACACAGTCGCAGCCGTAGTGGTCAGGACGCCTGTTACTAGGGCGGTGCCATCAATTACAGCATCGCCAGCAACGTCTAGGTCTGTACCAACATTTACATCAGCAGCAAAAGTAGCCGCACCCGCCGCATTTATTATAAGCCTTTCAGTTGGTGAATCAGAACCATCTGCTGAAGTTGAAAATACCAACTCAGACGGCATATCATTATTGCCGGGAGTACCATTTACTCTAGCAAAAATTGCAGCTCCTCTAGCGAAATCAGTACCATCAGAACCAAAAAATTGAATGTTACCCAGCAGATCATTATCGTTAACAACAGTCTGGCCTCCTAAAGTCCCATTTCTACTGTGACCTAAAGCAAGCGTTGCACCATCCGAACCGTTCCTGTAGGTCGCAAAAGAGGCAACACTAAAGTTTGTGTCTGAAACTTGTAATTCGTGAGCCTCGCCTGAGAAACTAACACTCGTGCCGTGACCAACTAAAACATTGTCGTTTCCGTCAACTTTAAACATCGTAGCGTTGTTGTCACTTTTAACAACAAAGTTTGTATTTGCACCCGTGTTGTTAAATGTTGCACCACCGTCTTGCGTTAATGCACCATCAATATCCACAATATCAAGGTTAGTAGTACCATCTACATCTAAGTCTGTACCCACAAATAACTTCTTAGCTATACCAACACCGCCGTCAACAATCAAAGCACCTGAAGTTGAGCTAGTTGAATCAGTAGTAAGATTTAAATTAACAGCAGCACTTGTATCAAGAGATGTTACAGTTGCAGCAGCAGCAGCACCAGAGCCAAGAATACCGTCTAATGTACCAGTAAATCCTGTAGCTGTTATTTGGTCAGTTGCAGTAATACCATCAACAAACAAGTTAGCCCAACGAACACTGGTTGTACCAAGATCATCAGTACTGTCTGTGTCAGAAACAATATCTGAACCACTCGTAATACCACCAGTTGCTACCTGTGTAGCTGTAGTAGTTAGAACGCCTACTTGTGCTGTAGTACCTGAGACCTCTAAAGCACCATCAAGATCAACAGTTGTGGCAGTGATATTTACATCACCAGAAGAGTTGATTGCAAGGTTAGTACCATCACCTTCTATTTTTTCACCATCAACACCAAATGTCAAACCTACGTTTGAGGGGATGTTAATATCCGTAGTGGCGGTAAGATTAATATCTGCACCAGAATTAATTGTTAAATCTGTACCATCTGATTCAATCTTTTCATTAGCGTCAGTAAAATGCAACCCTACGTTAGTAGGAATAATAACATCAGCTACAGCAGTAAGATTAATATTATTACCTGAGATAGTTAAGTCTGTACCGTCACCTTCAATCTTTTCAGCATCGTTACCAAAAGTTAATCCTACATCTGCAGGGATATTAATGTCTGTAGTTGCAGTAAGGTTAATGTCTGCTCCAGAGGTTACTGTTAGGTCAGTACTGTCACCTTCAATTTTCTCACCGGTACCAAAAGTTAGTCCTACGTTAGCTGGTATAACAACGTCTGTCCCTGCGGTAAGATTTATGGCTCCATCAGATGCAATATCTAAAGTGGCGTCTGCGCTAGAACTAATGTGAACAGCGGTATCACGAAACTGTACTTTCTTATTTGTAGCTACAAGAATGTCTTCAGCTAGTCCATCAATGTATGCACTACCATTAATATAAATATCACGCCATTCTTGTCCTGATGAACCTAAATCAAAAGAACCTCCTACTCCATTAGGAATAATGCTAGAGTTTACATCAGCACCAAATACAACGTTGTCAGTAGCAGCATCACCTAAATTAATAGTGCCACCATTAAACGTAGTAGTACCTGTTACTGTAAGATTACCGCCTACTGCTAAATTACCGTCAATGTTAGCATTTTCATCTACATCTAACGTGTCAATATGTGCTGTGCCATCTAGGTACAAGTCTTTAAACTCTAGCGTAGAAGTACCAAGGTCTAAAGTATTGTCTGTCTTTGGGGATACAATAGAAGCACTAACAACAAAGTCTTGCGCTGGGCCTAGGACAGTAACAGGTCCACCCTCAGCAGCAGTGCCATCGTGTGAGTGGCCCCCTGTAGATAGAGCCGTTACAATTGCGTCAAACTCTCCATCAAGGTCTGCCGCATTAATAACATTACCATCAGCAATGTTGTTTGTAGTGTCATTTCTTGTGTAACCAGTACCCATAATATTACCTTCTTGATTTTGTAGCGTATTCTAACATAGCTGTGTCCAAACTAAAAGGAGGATCTTGACTTGTACTTTTAAATTGAATAGCTGTTGTAAAACCCGTGCCTACTGTTTGTGTGCTAAAGATGTTCTGTACTTTACCGCCAAAGACGGAGCCGCTTGACGTTACTCTTACGTTGCTTATTGTAGAAGTTAAAGCTGCGCTTAATGTAATTGTTGTTCCTGTAATTGCTGTTTCAGGAGAATTGCCACCCGTAACAGTAGTAGCTGCTGGAATGCCTGTTCCAACTATAGTGTCACCTAAAACTATATTTGTATTAGATGCTACTGTTATAGACGTTGCTCCACTAGACCCTGATGCTGTTGTAGCAAAGGTAGCAAAATTGTTATCACCATAAAAAGAAATAGCAGCGGTAGCATTAGTAAAGCCTATAGATGCAGGTTGTACAGAGTTTAGTTCGTCATAGTCAAACTTTAAGTTAAATGTAAAATTAACTGAGCCTACAGGGTCGGTATACAGATATACTTTATAGATTGTCTTTCTTGTTCTTGGGTCGTTTAAAGGCAAGTATGGTGAAAGATATTCTGCTTCAATGTCAACGTTATCAAAACTATTACCGTCTTCCATTTTAAATAGATGGCCTGTATCACTAGAGAAAACAATTACTTCAGATGATTCTACAACTTTACTAGAAGCAGCAAAGACTTCCATACCTCGTATTTCAGACCAAGCCATGTCTTCACCACCTTGAGGTGAAAACTGTGTACCTATAATACCTTTAGCAGCATCCCCAATAATACTGGGGTTAAAAGCAAACACCCTGTATTGAGACTTAGACCTTACAACTACACTAGAAAACAAACTAGCAGAAGCAATAAACTTAGTCATAACATCCTGAATAGTTTTAGATACTACGCCAAGTCCAAAATCTCCAATCCGTTCAGTAGCAGAAAGAAGTCTTAAACCATCCTCGGTTAAGAACATAATATCCCCACCAATTTCCTGTATAGTATCACCGTCAATACAACCAATGTCAAGTGTAATAGGTTCTAATACCCAACTAGCTAGACCAGTCCCACTTATTCTAAATATTGATTTTTCTGTAAAAATTATAAGCTGCTCTCTAAATATTGTTAATCCAGTAATATTATCACCGATACGAATACTACCAGCAGCATCCCCCGGTTCAAAATTTGTATCTAAAAAAGGTGCAGTAAAAGTTAGTAAGTCTGCTTTACTATAAAAAATATGATTTTTAAAAGCAACTACTTGTGTGGCGCCTATTACATCTGCAGGTGCACTTACTAAAGCTGTAAAAGTTGTACCATCATATAAAGCAGGTGGATTTATTCCGTCAACAATAGCAACTTTTTTTGTCCCTGTAAAGTTATACTCAATAAAACGTGTGCGTCCTGCACTCTCTCTACTTAAACTAATAAAGGTAACTACAGCATTGTCTGCAGGAGATGAGGCTAAGTTAGGGTTTATTGCTAGTGTAGATCCTCCTGATGAAACTGTAGCACTAGTAGTAACTGTATATACTTTGTCTACCCCAGCTATTGTAAATATATCACCTACTTTTGGTGCTGATGTAAGAGCATCTACAGCTAATGTTGCACCAGATTGACTAGCACCATTTACTAATACTGTACCATAAGAAGGTACATTAATTTTAGTAAAGCCTGCACCGGTCGTTTCAAATAAATCAGCATTTAAAGCAACTATTACACTGTCACTAAAAACTTCTACACCTAGAGTTCTGTATGTACCTGTGTAAGAAATAAAAGTAACAGCAGTACCATTAGCAGGACTAGCAGCTAAAGATAAATTAGTACCATTAGCATCCATTAAATCTAAAGTAGTTCTATTATTAGTGCCATCAAAAGCAGGACTTTTTACTGTATAAACAGTGGTATCACCTGCTATAGTAAATGTATCTCCAGCAGTAGGAGTAGTGTGAGTGCCAGCAATAATAAGAGTTGTACCAGACTGACTAGCTCCATGCACCACAGGTGAGCCATACGGAGGTATAACATTAGGATCAAACTTAGAGAATCCTAGTATTCTTTTATAGCCACCTGAAATAGAAGGTTCAAAGTTCTTTAAAGTAATTGCAGAACCCGGCATGTTAATACCTTGCTGCAGTGGGCTTAGGTTTGTGACTAAGCCGCCTTTAAATTCTACAGGAAATGATTCTCTATTTGTAGGCATTAATTAATTCTGCTATTAACTACAGAAGGGCTGGCTGATTTATTAATCAGAGTAGAGCTAATATAATCGTATTTATTAATATAAAGAGTACGCATGTTCTTAATACCCTCTTCAAAATTAACTTTCATAACAGTAGCTTCTTGTGTTTCACCTCTAAACATATAGGCTGTGTACATAGCGCCTTCTACAATAACTGTTCTAAACTGCTCAGGTAAACTGGGTACATCTGTTATAGCAATTAAATCTGTAGGTAAAGTAAAGAAGTCAAATACTAATGTGTATTCTTTGTCTGGGAAAGGGTAAAGCAAATAGTTATTATCTGGGGTACGCACAATGTTTCTGGGTACACCACCATTATCAAACTGTGTTACTACTACATCGTCAGCAATAATTGCTGCTGT